AGGAGAAGTAAAAAAACAAGAAGAGGTAGAAGAAGTTGTACCTGAAGAAGTAAAATAAATTATGGCAAAAATCAGTAACACAGTAGCGTATCCAAATGTTTCACCAACACTAAATGACTACTTTGTACTGAGTGATGAAAACGACAGTTTACTAACCAAGACAACCAAACTTTCCGACGTTAAAACTTTATTTGGTATTGACACTATTGTGGCTAATATTCAAGTACAAGACAGTGATTTAATGACGCTAGGAACAACAGACGTAACATTGTTACCTGCTCCTGGTGCAGGAAAAGTTTATGATATTATCTCTTTTGATACTTTTATGGATGTAGGCACTACTGCATATAACTTCATAAATAACCCAACAGTTTCATTGAATGGTGTAACAATAACTACTATTGCAAATACTACAGTGAACTCTGCTACAGATATAATATTAAAGCAAAGTGTAGCAACAGGAGTGTTAGGACAAAACGCTCCTTTGTTACTAACTAATGTTGGAAATCCTACACAAGGTAATGGCGTTCTCAGATTAAACATATTTTACAGAATACTTACGGCCAACACTTCATTTTAAAAAAAATGGACATTAGAAAAATTTCCATAGGAGCCGACTACAAGTCGGGAGCGATGCACTATATCGTAGGTCAAGAAGTTTTGGGCTGCACATACGTTATACATTTAATTCAACAAGACGAATCTCAACAGTCATATAAAATCTGGATAGAAAAAAATAAAGAACTATTGTTATGGAAAGAGTTTAAAATGACTCTTCCAATATCTCTTGAATATAATATAAATTTCTAATGCAATCTCCATTCTCATTTATTGTACGACCTGTTAACGGAAAGAGGTATGACAATGAACGAAAGATTGGTAATATAGATTTTGTTATTAGTGTTTCTAAAGAAGACCATAAAACTTCAAATCGTTTTGCGCAGGTGGTATCAACACCTATTGGTTATAAAGGTGAAATAAAAATAGGAGATATATTGCTTGTACATCATAATGTGTTTAAGTTTTATTATGACATGAAGGGAATAGAAAAAAGTGGTAAAAGTTATTTTAGAGACGATTTGTTTTTTATAGACTCTGATCAATTCTTTTTGTATTATAATGGAGACCAATGGAGAGCACATTCCAAGTATTGTTTTGTAAAACCCGTTCCAGTAAAAAAATCTTATCTTAGTAAAACTGGTACTGAGGAGCCTTTAATAGGCACTATGAAGTATATAAACAATGAACTTGAAGCACTTGGTGTAAAAGTTGGAGATGAAATATCTTTTACTCCAGACAGTGAATATGAGTTTATTGTTGAAGGTGAAAAGCTTTATAGAATGTTTACAAACAATATAACAATGATATTGAATGACTAATAAAGAAATAAAAGAACAAATAATAAAAGCTGGTGAAAGAGCTGTAATGCAGCTTATAAAAGTAGCCAAAGAAGATATAATCAAATATGATGCGGAAGATGAGCTTGCTGCTGATAGATTAAAAAATGCAGCAGCCACAAAGAAGCTTGCGATATTTGACGCGTTTGAAATATTAAAAAGAATTGAAGACGAGAAAGATTTATTGCAAGGCAATGAAGTAAAAACAAATAATACACCAAAAGGATTTGCAGAGTCAAGGTCAAAATAAACTTTACATCACACTACATGATGTAGTTCCAAAAAATGTTTTATCTACAAAAAATAAAGCACGAACATGGACTTATGGATATAATGAAAAGTATGATATAGTAGTCATATCTAAGTCTGGTCAAATCGGTCAAGTTATAAATATTAATGGTTTAAGAATAGCGTTGCCAAAACAACCAACTAAAGTATATCAAAGAAGTAAAGTAAAAATTGATCAATATTGGGAGTCAGTTGAATTACCAAAAGAACTAAAACGTATACAGTCTATTTTTCATTGGCACGATACTCCTGCTCAGTTTAAAAATAAATGGATTGATTTTATAGAAGAAGAGTTTGATAGACGTGACGAAGGTTTCTGGTTTATGAATAATGGTGTTCCTACATATATTACAGGAACACATTATATGTATTTACAATGGACAAAAATTGATGTAGGTCATCCAGATTTTAGAGAAGCTAACAGAATATTTTACATATACTGGGAAGCTTGTCGTGCAGATAAGCGTTCGTTTGGAATGTGTTATTTAAAAATCAGACGTTCTGGATTTTCTTTTATGAGTTCTTGCGAGGGTGTAAATACAGCTACGATTACTAAAGATGCAAGGATTGGTATACTATCAAAAACAGGGGCAGATGCAAAAAAAATGTTTACAGATAAAATTGTTCCTATATCAAACAATTATCCTTTCTTTTTTAAGCCGATTCAAGATGGTATGGATAAACCTAAAACAGAATTAGCTTATAGAGTTCCTGCTTCAAAGATTACAAAAAAGAATATGTATGAGGTTGCAGAAAATGAACTTGAAGGATTAGATACAACTATTGACTGGAAGAACACATCTGATAACAGTTATGATGGAGAGAAGTTAAAACTATTAATACATGATGAAAGTGGTAAATGGGAAAGACCGGAGAATATTTTAAACAACTGGCGTGTTACTAAAACGTGTTTACGACTAGGTAGTAAAGTTATTGGAAAATGTTTAATGGGCTCAACATCAAACGCTTTAGACAAAGGTGGTAAAAATTTTAAAGACTTGTATGAATCTTCGTGGTGTAAAAACAGAAACTCAAACGGCCAGACAAAAAGTGGATTATATAATTTGTTTATCCCTATGGAGTGGAATATGGAAGGGTTTATAGATAAATATGGTATGCCCGTTTTTAAAACACCAACTGAACCGGTACTCGGTATTGATGATGAATATATATATCAAGGCGCTGTTGATTATTGGGAAAACGAAGTAGAGTCATTAGCATCCGACCCAGACGCGTTAAATGAATTTTACAGACAATTTCCAAGAAGCGAATCACACGCATTTAGAGATGAAAGCAAACAGTCGATATTTAATCTAACAAAAATATATCAACAAATAGATTACAACGATTCAATAAATATAGCACATCATGTTACCCAAGGAGGTTTTCACTGGAAGAATGGTATTAAAGATAGTGAAGTAGTATGGAGCCCAAATAAAAGAGGAAGATTTTTTGTATCTTACATACCCAAAGCCACTCTTCAAAATAATGTTATAATTAAAGGTGGTAAAAAATATCCAGGTAACGAACATATAGGTTCATTTGGTTGTGACTCGTATGATATATCTGGAGTAGTTGTAGGTAAAGGTTCTAATGGAGCTTTACATGGTTTGACAAAGTTCAATATGGATGATGCGCCAAGTAATGAGTTTTTTTTAGAATATATAGCAAGACCTCAAACTGCTGAAATATTTTTTGAAGAAGTTTTAATGGCTTGTGTTTTTTATGGGATGCCTATTTTGTGCGAGAACAATAAACCGAGATTACTGTATCATTTTAAGAACAGAGGTTACAGAGGTTTTTGTTTAAACAGACCAGACAAAACTTATAATAAACTATCAAAGACAGAAAGAGAGTTAGGTGGTATACCTAATACGTCAGAAGATGTAAAACAATCACATGCTTCGGCGATTGAGTCCTATATAGAAAAACATATAGGTTTTGATTTGGAAGGTAATTATAGAGATAGAGATCAGATAGGTACAATGTATTTTCAAAAAACGCTAGAAGACTGGGCAAAGTTCGATATATCAAACAGAACAAAGTTTGATGCCTCTATTAGTTCTGGTTTGGCTATTATGGCTAACCAAAAGCACTTATATACACCAATTCAAAAACAATCAAAAATAAGCATTAACTTTGCAAGATATAATAACACTAACACATTAAGTCAATTACTTAATAGATGAAAGAAGTAGAAATAAACATTCAAGCTGCTGCATTTCCAGACCAGTTTGCGTCAGACTCCGTAAAAGATACAGTTGAATATGGTTTACAAATAGGTCAAGCTATACAATACGAATGGTTCCGTAGAGATAACGGAACTTGTAGATTTTACAATCAGTGGGGCGAGTTTATGAAACTACGTTTATATGCAAGAGGAGAACAATCTATTGCTAAATATAAAAATGAATTAGCTATTGACGGAGACTTATCTTATTTAAATCTTGATTGGACACCAGTGCCAATTATTCCAAAGTTTGTAGACATTGTGGTAAATGGTATGGCAGACAGATTATTTAAAGTAAATGCGTATGCACAGGATGCGATGTCTGCTGAAAAAAGAAATGAGTTTCAGAAAATGATAGAGGGAGAAGTTATAGCTAAACCATTATTTGAACAAATAGGTTCAGACTTTGGTTTAAATGTTTTTCAAACAGACGCTGAAGAGCTTCCTGAAAGTGATGAAGAGATGGAGCTGTTTATGCAGATGAAATATAAGCCTGCTATTGAGATAGCAGAAGAGGAAGCAATCAATACATTGTTTGACGAAAATCATTACAACGACATTAGAAGCAGGGTAGATTACGATATTGCTACATTAGGTATAGGTATTACTAAACATGAATTTTTGCCTGGACAAGGAGTTAAATTAGATTATGTTGATCCTGCGAATGTAGTTTACAGCTACACTGAAGACCCGTATTTTAAAGATTGTTTCTATTGGGGTGAAATAAAAACAGTTCCTATGACAGAGCTGATAAAAATTGACCCCAGTCTTACAAACGAAGATTTAAACCAAATCGCTAAATATAGCCAGTCTTGGTATAATTATTATAATAACCAACAGTTTTTTGAGAACAGTATGTTCTATAGAGATACAGCTACGTTATTATATTTTAATTATAAAACCACTCATTCGTTTGTTTATAAAAGAAAAAAATTAGCTGACGGCAGTTACAAGACAGTAGAAAAAGATGACCAGTTCAATCCTCCAGAAGAAATGATGCAGGAGGGTAATTTTGAAAAGGTAGAGAAAAAGATAGATGTATGGTATGATGGTGTTATGGTTATGGGTACTAACATTATGTTGAAATGGCAATTGTCAGAAAATATGGTTAGACCTAAATCTGCAAACCAGTTTGCAATGCCTAATTATATTGCTTGTGCTCCTAGAATGTACAAAGGAGTTTTTGAAAGTTTAGTAAAAAGAATGATTCCTTTTGCTGATTTAATCCAAATGACTCATTTAAAAATTCAACAAGTTGTAGCTAGAGTTGTTCCTGATGGTGTATTTATAGACGCTGACGGATTAAATGAAGTTGATTTAGGAACTGGAAATGCTTATAATCCAGAAGACGCATTAAGACTTTATTTCCAAACAGGTAGTGTTGTGGGTAGAAGTTATACGCAAGATGGAGAGTTTAATAATGCAAGAGTTCCAATTCAGCAGCTTACAGCAAATAGTGGAGCGGGTAAATTACAAATGTTAATAGCTAACTACAATCATTATCTTGATATGATAAGAGCAGTTACAGGTCTTAATGAAGCTAGAGATGGCTCAACACCTGATCCAAACTCTTTGGTTGGAGTACAGAAATTAGCAGCATTAAATAGTAACACAGCAACTAGACATATTCTGGAAGGAAGTTTATATATAACAAGAACTTTAGCAGAATGTTTATCTATAAGAACGGCTGATATTTTAGAGTATTCAGATTTCAAAGATGAATTTGCAATGCAGATTGGCAAGTACAATTTAAAAATTCTTGAAGATATAAAAGAACTATATATTTATGACTTTGGTATTTTTATAGAGCTATCGCCTGATGAAGAAGAAAAAGCTATGTTAGAACAGAATATTCAAATGGCTTTATCTAAAGGAGATATTAGTCTTGAAGATGCTATAGATATAAGAGAGCTTCATAATTTAAAAATGGCTAATCAGTTGCTGAAACTAAAAAGAAAAAGAAAACAAGAACAAGAACAACAACAAAGGATGCAGGAACAGCAGATGCAAGCTCAAATGCAGATGCAAGCCCAACAGGCACAAGCTCAGCTTGATGCTCAAAAAATCCAAATGGAAAGCCAAGCTAAGATGCAGTATAGACAAGCTGATATTGCGTTTGAGATAGAAAAACTCAAAGCTGAAGCTGAACTCAAAAGACAGCTTATGGATACCGAGTTCCAGTATCAAATGCAAATAAAAGGCGTTGAGCAAATCGGATTGAATGAAAGAGAGAAAAATAAAGAAAAAGCAAAAGACGATAGAATAAGTCAACAATCTACACAACAATCAAAACTTATCGAACAAAGAAAGAATAATTTACCGGCTATTGACTTTGAATCTAACGAGGATAGTTTAGACGGGTTTGATTTGGCTGAATTTGAACCAAGATAAATGTTTCGAAATTTTAATTGGCAAAAGTATAAAAATATAAAACACCCTTCTGATTCTTCATTAAAAACATTAGGGGAAATAAAATCTTTACATCAAACACCACTCGATAAATCATTTGCACAAAACTATGATAACATCTATAATGTTTATAAAAGATTATTTAACAAAAGAACACGAAAGTTTCCTGCTGATTTAGTAAAAAAGGTTATTGAAAAAAGTACAGAGCCAATACTAAAAATTAAAAACTATCACAACCGAAAGCGTCCAAATGTTGTCGCGCAGGATTTCGGTATTAATTTACCGTTTGTTAAAATGGAATCAGCACAAACTCCAGCTTTTCCTTCAGGTCATTCTGCACAAGCATATTTATTAAAAGAAATATTAAGTGATATGTTTCCAGAGATGTTGCCTGAATTTGAAAAAGCTGCTAAAAATATATCAAAAAGCAGAATTGTAGCTAATGTTCATTATGAATCAGATAAAAAAGTTGGTGAGCAACTCACTATAAAACACTCTAAAAAAATTATAAATAATTGTATAACTTTGTAAAAAATTAAATCTAATGGAAATAAAAGTAAAAGACATTGGTCTTTCGGAAGAAAAGTCCAAGGCAGAAATTGAACAAGAATTGCTAGAAAAACATGAAGAAAAGTTTGAAGGCACAGAATCAAAACCAGAAAAAGTAGAAAATGTTGAAACCTCAAATGACCCGGCTCCAGTGGTTGCAGAGCAAGAAGAAAAACCACAAGAACAGGTTAGCGAAGGCGAAGCAACAGAAAATAAAACTCAGTCGTCAGAGTTAAGTGACGAAGACGTTCTTTCATATATTAAAAATAGATATGACAAGGAGATAACTTCAGTAGATGATTTGCTTGCTGAAAAAGAATTAGCACCCGAATTACCTGAAGACGTTTCAATGTATTTAAAATACAAACAAGAAACGGGACGTGGTATTGAAGACTTTTATAAAACACAAAGAGACTTTGATAGCATGGACGATGATTCTTTACTAGCTGAATATATAGCAAACCAAGAAGAAGGTTTAGACGCTATAGATATTCAAGATATTATTGAGGATAAATTTGACTTTGATGAAGAGTTAGATGACCCTAAAGATATAAAAAGAAAAAAGCTAGCAAAGAAACGTGAGCTTGCAAAAGCAAGAAAATTTTTGAACGAACAAAAAGATAAGTATAAAGTTCCGCTTGAGTCAAGTCGGGATGGATTATCTGCTGAT